AGGCTTTCGGGGACTTCTTCGCGTCAATGGCTGACAAAATGCTCGACAAGTCCTTACAAATGGGCGTGGACAGAATTTTTGGCGCAGTTATTGGTTACAATAAAGGCGGCTTAGTTAAGGGTTATTCCAGCGGCGGCGCAGTTATGGGCGGGTCAGGTACCAAGGACGACGTTCCTGCATATCTAAGTAAGGGCGAATACGTTATCAAGAAGTCTATTGTAGATAATTATGGAAAAGACTTTTTCGACGGCCTTAACAAGGGCAGTGTTGTAATGGCCGCGGGAGGCGGCTCGATAGGAAGAACCCCAGAGCACGCGCAACAGATAGCGGAGATGAGGAGAAGAGAGCAAAGGCGCATGAAAGACTTGTCCGAGGCTGGAATTTATGGGTTTAGCTACAGAGAGGCTGATCCAGACAAGAAGAAAGAAGATTGGCTTGGAAGAGAAACTGACCAACCCGTCATCAACACTAAGATGGCTTACAAAGCAGACCTGAACAAGCCCCTTACGACCGAGCGAATCGAGGCCATGAGAAAAGTTGCTGAAACGTACCCTGACGTAGCCAAAAGCTTAGACAGAGAACTATTTGATAAGAGTAAAGTCGAGATAGGTGAAGGCAGATATAAGATGCACTTAAAGAATAAGTTCATCTATGATAACATAAATAGACCGGGAGCTGGGCAGCTAAGCACAGATTCAAGCTTGAGCGCATACGCACTCACAAACGAAAACAACCCGCAGAATAGATACAAGTTTGAAAAGATGACGGCCTTCTTCGATTATCAGAAAGAAAGAATGGATTACCTGAAAGATCAACAGGAAGCTGTTGACAAATGGCAGAGGCAGAAAGAAGGTAGACGTTGGGGCTTCTTATTCGGCGCAGGATCAATGATGCTAGCTGGAGCCCTTGGTGGATTTGGAGGAGCTTCTGGAAGGCGCGGTAATATATTTGGTTATGCTTCTGGCGGCTTGACTCCCGACAATATCCCAGCGCTGTTGACGGGCGGAGAATATGTCATCAGCAAAGATACCGTTAACAAGCACGGCATAGACTTCTTTGACAGATTGAACAGCGGGGAGCTTCCCAAGTTTGCTACTGGTGGGCTAGTGGGTATGCCAAGGAAAAACATTGGTGGCGCGCCCACTTCATCCCCCATCGGAACCAACAGAGAAACCTTAGGCGCAGGAAATAATACAAACAACATATCTATCACAGTTAACGTTGACCATTCTGGTAATGTAACCACCGAAAACGAAAGAGCTTCTGGCACAGCAGAAGGGGAAAGAAACGAACTAACAGACGAAGAAAGCAAGGAGCTGGCCACGAAGATTAAGAGCTCGGTGCTGAATGTTATTGTTGAACAGAAGCGACCGGGAGGTATGCTTTACGGCTCGTAATATTTTGAAGTATTTTCTATAATATCCTGATCTGATATAAAAACATTTTGCGGCGGAGCGCAAAGAGCAACCGCCTGTTTGCCTTCTTCTGGGGGATCAATATTCACAAAAGGAACATAATCATAAGCGCAGCCATTCTCTATAATTTCAATCCTTGTTACTTTTCCATCTTTTATAAATGAAATAGCTTCGGCTGTGAATCCTTTCATGACGCCTTTCGGCGGATCAACGGTCACCTTTGGGGGGGTCGTATAGCCCTCTCCGTGGTCCACCATTTGAATTGTAAATATATTACCAAAAGGATTATATTTAACTATATCTGCTGAGTCTTTTAGCTCGTCGTACTTTAAGTTTTCGGGGAGGTCTCTTAAAAATATTTTAATTTCTTTTATGTGGTTTTTTAATTCTTCGTTATCATCTTCCAAGGAAAGCATGAAGGGCAAATCCAAACGCTTTAAAAAGGCGTCTCTTTTTTGCCGTATTTCTGTGTCCTTTTTGTCTATTGTGTAAGACCTCATGTTCATGGTTAGCTTAAGGTCTTCAGATAGATTAAAAAAGTTTCCGTAAGTGTCTGGAGCTGTTTCGTCTTCAGTGACATAAAAATATTTCTTTATATCTTCACCCTGAACGTCAGGCCGCATAAGCCGAAAGTCCTCTAGGGCAGCTTCCTCAGATTTGTTTACCGGAAAAGAGTATACATCTCTGGATTCGTCGTGATAAAATATTATTAAATTATTATTCATTTTAATTACAAGGTGGATTTCCTACTGATTTTTCATTCTGCGTTGAAGCCATTACGAAAAACATTGCGTCTTTTAGGTAGGAGTTGTCTATCATGTGGCCCAAGTGTACATCAAAATATTCAAGGGTTTTAGGCAAGCCGCCAAACCCTTGGACAAAGCCTGCTGGATGGTAGTTGAAATATGCATCGCTACCACCTATATATAGCTCTTCATTATTTCCTTGCTGAGCGGCTGAAAGTACGTCTTGAGCTCCTGCGTCGAAGTATTCTTCCCATTGGTTTTCGTCCCAGTCCTGAGGAGTGCCTTTAAATAACCCCCCTATATCTCTGATCAGGTCTCTGCTAAAATAATCTTTCTCATTAGCGTTCATGCCCACTACCCAATAGTTATCTGGGTCTTTGGGCTTTTCGAACCAAATCCTATATCTTTTAAACCCTTTAGGGAATGAATAATTCGTATAAGGTGGTTCGTTGCCTGGCACGTGGGTATTAGTTGTATACCCGCCCTTTTTATGAACTTCTCGTGTGTGTGAATAAGCGGTGGTATTCGGGGCGGTGGTGGGATATTTTTCTTTTAAATAATACAGGCACGAAAAACTATATACGTGAGCGGGATAAGTGGTGCCAAGTAAGTTTTTTCCTGCAGAAATAATGGCTGGCGTCCCACTCTCTCCTGCGTCGCCAGGTATATAATCTATAAGAGGGGTCTTCGTTGTGCAGTAAAAAGGTAGATACCCTTTATAGTTCGAATAAGACGACGTTACGTCTTGCACGCATTTTACGCCCATTCCATACCATTTTCCATTTACGTCTATCTTGATCCAAGTTTTCCAGCCTTCTCCGATTAGGTCGATTACTTCGGGGGTTACTTTGTTGGCTTTCCAAGTGTTTGATATTCTATTTGCTAATTGTTTTCTTAGGTCATAGTTTGTTATTCCGTTTTCTATTGTAAACGTCTCTACCTCTTCGTCGAATTGATCTGTATAAGCGATAGCTACATAGGCTATCTCTAAGTCATCGGTTTTGAAGCTCGGGTCAACTTCAAAAACTGGGTCCGTACTATCAATCGGTGATATTTTAATTATATTAAATTTATAGTCTGGATCATTTGGATTGTTTAAAAAGTTCTGATACGTAAAAGCTTTAGGTTTGGCTGCCGTACCTGGCCCCTCTTCAGCAGCAATAACATAAACAGATTTAGCGTCATAGGGTCTGTTTACATTGTAAATTTTAATTCTGTTATTTATATCGATAAACGTTTGTATGCAGTTACCGGCTAATTTCCAATGGTCTACGTTGGCTGGGGTTGGTGAAGGAGCTGAGGTCGCTTTTATACAAACGTAAGAAAACCCTTGATAGCTTACTAAACTATCCACCGCGTAAGATGTATTTGCATTAAACGCTGGGTCTTGAGCGCAACCATGATCTGGCCTGTTGGGTTCTGGATTGTTTACCATCAGCCAATCAAATCCTCCCGTGTTACCCGAAGCAGAAGAGTAGTTACCGTTTTCATCAACGGCATCAACCATAATTGTATAACCCCTCATTAAGTTTTCGAGATTATAGTTTGAATTAGAAAGAGTTAAATTAGCATTGTCCGCCAAGGAAAACTCGTAAGACGTAAAATCTAAGTTCCAATCACCAGGCCTATAATCGTTAATAATTAATTCGGGTGTTCCGCTTGGCGAACCAGAGAAGTTCGTGCCTTCGTAAACCCTAATTCTAAACTTGATGTCAAAAGCTATGTTAAGTCCTTGGACCTGAGGTATAGAAGTTTTCCACGAAAACCGAGTGGAGGCCCCATCATATTCATCAATTGTATTGTTGGTTCCAAATGGGTCACTTTGCTTTGGCTGGTTTTCTATGGTGTTGTCCGTTAGCCTTAAGGACGATATGCTTACGTCTCTAATGGGCATGACAACCCCTAAGTCCGCACTGGAAATAGACGTGGACGCATAGCTTGTTGAGTATTCGTTTAAAGAGTTAACAGCGTAGACTCTAAAATAATAACTATCTTGCGCCGAAGGAACGTAGCCTCCTATTGGGGTATTAATAGAATATATTTTATCTATTAAATATTTTTCGTCAGGAGGATTACCGTCTGAGGAGGTAAAATTTGATCCCTTCTTGGCGAATACCGCAAAGTAAGCTAGCCCGTTTTTATTTGAGTGCGCTGTTATGCTGTAATCAATTACCTTAGTAAAGTTTGACCCTGGCACCGTCCTAGCTGGTTTATGAGTTATGGTCATGGCCGTGGGCGCTTCGGGAATGTTAAAGTTGATTAAGTTGGTATAAGTTAAAGCTGAATCAATCTCTTGATATTTTCCTTCTTGGTATTCAACTCCTGAAATTTCAAATTTACCGGGCTCTCTTTCAGCAACGTTCACCACTCTGAAGCGGCTTTCTTGATTGAGCCTTTCTTGTATTGTCCCTGCGTCATTATCCACGCCAGAGCCCAGTATGCTCCAACTCATCAGCTCAGGAGTGTCAGAATGCGTGGTGTCTAGGTCGCAATTAGATGGGTCTGCGCAATTAGTGCGGTTGCTAATGGGTATTGAAAGTTCAGTATAACCATCAGAGTTTTCCCAGTTTGTTACGTGATCACTTTTTATAGTAAATCTTTGTATGTGGACATTCCTTATATGCTGAGCTTCTGCTGAATTTTGAATATTAACTTGAGTGGGATCGTAAAAAAATGATGGAGTAGAAATGGTGAAAACATAATCCCTTGTGGTATCGAGCGGATTTAATTTTCCATCTAATATAACATGAAATTTATCTGCCGAGGGGGAGCCTTCAGTGAAGCCTTTTAATCTGCCCCCTCTCCTATTGATCAATCTGTGTTGGTCTGATACTAGAAATACATCTCCCGGTCTTAGTAGCGAGCCCTCTATGCCCGTGTGGAAAGCTACGGTTTCTGTTTCGAGCCTCTCCGTAGATAAGACCCATTGCCCCAATCTTATCGCTTGCCCCCTGCTCGTACAACCAAACGCTGTAACCTCTTTCTCTTTTATGCCATATCTTCTTATGCCCTCTGGGTCGTCTACATATTCAATGGCGGGTTTAAAGAAGTTATTTTTATCATTGTATCTAACTATGGCTACTGTGTGCCTCACCCTCGCGCTTGTAGTGGTATAATTAAATTCGCCGTTTTCGACGTTACTATTATTAAATTGAAATATCGCATCCTTTAAGGAGTCTTGAACTGCGTAAACTGTGCCCGAACAATAATAAACTAGAGCTCTGAAAACGCTCGCCATATCATTAAGGACTTGAAAAGCGTCTTCTCTGGATTGAATATATATATTACAAGAAAATCTTGGCTCTAATCCCCCAAAGCCATCGTCTACTAATTCATCGCAATACTGAGCGATTTGATAAAGCGTCCATTTGTCTACCACTGTATCTCCAATATATTTTCCTAAGCCGTACCTTTCATTCGTGAGCAAATCGTAAAAGCACCAAGCTGGGTTATCAGTCCAATAAAGACCTTGCGTTCTGGATGTGCCAATTGCTGTGCAACCCGTTTGATTTTCCCAGTCCGTGCATTTTTTGCCGTAGGATTGTGAGCTTTCGTCTGAAAAAGTTCCATTCCAAGTTCCCCAATACGTTCTAGTTACTGGGTCATAGTTAGATGGTATCCTGACCTTCTGCATCCGCATGTCGTAAGCTCTGTCGGGAATCTGACTAAAATATTCTGCAGCAAATTTGCTTCGCACAACGTAGCTCTGTGGAAACATTAGAGTCTCCTCTATGTGCTCGGTGATTGTGTCTATATACGTTTCGTTTACTACGTCTGGTGTGGTTGGCTCTGGGGTGCTCCTTATTACTCTAATCTCCCAGCCCAAAAAATCTCCATACCCCAATTCTGGGTTTTGCTCTAAGATGTTTCTGCTATTGTCTAATGGGAGGCCGATCTCTATATCTCTTACATAACCAGAAGTGAGACTACCAAAAAATATCAAGTCTGATGGGTTTGTTGGCGTGACGGTAGCCCATTGTCCAGTGAAAGAAGAGTACAGGGCTCTATAACTTAATTGAATAGAGACAGAAGAATCTAAAAATTGACCGTAGTTTTCGTTCGGCTCTGTAGGCGTTCCTTTATACCTGTCAGTAACTCCCAGCCTAGCCACTTTTATACTTAAAGTTACTTTGTTACATTCTTTGTTGTATATCTTATAGTGTTTGTGGTTTGCTGTGGTGTTCTCTTCGGACCCTCTAAGCCTTTCATTAATAGCTCTTACCTTCGTGTTTTCGAGGCCGTTGGTATTTATTGAGCTTTGATTGTTTTCTATATCTATGTCTGAAAAATTTAGATTGCCATTCTGCTTGTCTCTGAGTGGCGTTTCATTCCAGTAGATGGAACACATTTTAGCTTTGTTTATGTCATTGTCTGGATTTAAAATTTTTGGATAACCAGCCGCAAGGCCAGCGTAGCCTATGTAGGGGTTTCCATTTGGGTCTAGGCCAGCTTTTGACTTAGCTATGTCAAATTGATACTCTAAGCCGATTAAGCCTTCGACCCCATCTTCACTAATCAAATCCGTGACGGTACCATGAGCGACTGAGATATATCTTTTCTCCTTGTCGTCATCCTTGTATATGCCTACAATTTTTTCGTCTTTTTTTCCGTCTGACATAGGTAAAATCCTTTAATTAGGGTACCATACCCCGTTATCATAAATTTTCTTATCCTTGTTGGTTTGAGCAAAAGCTATAGCTAAAGAGCCCACTAGTATACGCCCGTACCCTATTGGTACGGGTCCGCCAGGATTGTAAGTATTAATCGGCCCATTAAATAGATAAGACTCTCTTTTATTTGTTTGCTGAATTTCTCTAAAGTCTTCGAACTCAGGAGGCTCAGACAGCATGTTGGCTAAGCCGGTAATTAACGCGAAAAGCCCTAACTGAATAAGCATGGGGCTACCCATAGCAATACCCGCGCCCAGCATCAAAGCTCCCCCCACGACCAATAGCGTGTCTTTATCGTCACCGCCAGCCCCCTCAAATACTGGAACGATATCAATTTTTTTCATCTTCTTCTTTACGAACATCTCTGAGTCTTTGGCGTCTTCAGGCTTGTCTATACTCTTGGAAAAAAGATTTTTACCATCAGCTAAGACCTTATACTTTATATTTTGTTTTTCGTTTTCGAAAATAGTCCTAGTAAACCTTCTATTGGAAAGTACGTCAATAGCCCTAAGCCCTTCGGACAAGCTGTCTATCTTTATTTTAAATACTTTTTGGCCGGTTTTTTCACCCAGCGCGCCATGCAGTACAATTTCCGTTAATCTATCGTCTTCCATTTCTTATGCCTTATTATACGGTTCGTTAGTTTTTTGTGAGTGCTTGTATACTCCTCTACTCTGGAGTAACTTTTTTCAGGTTGATGCAGCATTAATCCGCCCCCTAAGTATATACCTATATGACTTGATGGTTCGCCTTTTCTCCTGTTAAATAATATACAATCATACTTCTGCGGCTCTGCCACTTCATAAAACCCCTGTTCTTGAAAATGTTTGTCGAATAGCTCCTCAAGATAGGAGCGAAAATTTTTATCATAAGGTGGCGCTACAATTTTTATATTTAATTCAGATTCATAAAAGTCTCTACATAACGCAAAGCAATCCGTCTTTCCTATTTTAAACTTTCTCCCTATATATTTATTGAAATCTGTTAGAGACGGGTCAAACTGCGTAAATGAATTATCTTTCATTGAAAATAGTACATAAATAACTCCGTGTCCCAAGCTGTTAAACTTATCAAACTCAGAAAACTTCGCTTCTGTAGAGGGGTGAGAATGGTAAACCGCCTTTATACTACCGAGCGACGAAGCTAAAAGATATTCTTGAGCAGAAATTTTAAATCTTTTATTGTTTGTTGAAGAGTTTTGGGCTTGATAAATTTTATTGTTATCTAATATGAAACCGCAGCACTCTCTAGGAGCCTCAGCTCTAGCGTGCTTTTTAATTTCGTTTTTGATTTTAGAGTTTAAGGTCATGCTGTGCCCCCTCTCCTAGATGTCGGGAAAGCCCCTATGGGGAGTGGCTGTCTCCACCTCATCCTACACCCCTGCATGCTTTTGGAGCACTGGTCTGCGTACCAATATTGTGTATTGGGTGGGGGGTGCCCTTTGTTGTTGTTCGCTTTCGATACAAAGTAATAATTTACGCCCTTAATTTTTACCCTTGCGACATCTCCCCCACTATAAGTGGTATCTTTATCCCAGAGCGCTGGCACGCCTTGGTTAGCGGGAAGCTGCAAGCTGAATCCACCATTCTCATCAAGCAGGTCTGTAATTTTTTCATTTTTGTTTGTTGCTACTGGCGGCGCTGTGTTGTTTGATGGGCGAGCTTGGTTTGTGGCTTTACAGTTTCCATTTTCGTTATAGTGGATTTCGCCTATGCCTGCTTGTTTCTCTGCCGTGTATTCGTAGCAGCAGCCTTCTCCTCTGTAGGTCCATACGCAGCTGTTCTCTGTCACTATCCGAGCCGGTAGCTTTAAATCCTGCATATCAAATGGGCTGGCTAATTCGAACTCTACAGTCGTTTTGTTTTCCCCTGACTTTCTATCTATATAATAAATGTCTGGGGGAAAAAATGCATTTGGGTCTGGATCAAAACCTTCGGGAGCTGGGGTAGTATTTGAAATTAGAGTGGTGCCCGTTCCGTCTATCTCATTCACCGTCCCATTGGGATTTTTACAGTCTGTATAAAAGTTTTTGCAATCTAAATATTTTGCAAACGTTCTATATCTAGTCACCTTGGCTCCGCACAGGCTGTCGAGGTCTCTTATGGCGTACTTTAAATATTTGATTTTATCTGCCACATCATCCCTAAGTCCTTCTAGATTAATTGTAATGGACATCTTCGGTGTTGGGGGCGATCCCTTGGCTGAAGTTTCAAATCCATCAGCATTAATAGGCGCGGGCCAATACTCTTTACCATTCCAAAAAATTGAAGATTGAATTAATTTTAAATTATTATGAAATCTTAGCCTAGTTGATTCATCTATATCAGAGTAAACCCGCCTTTCTGACCTTGCTATTAGATCAGATATGTCTATTTCATAAAGTATAACCAATGCTGACGGCTCCAGCTCGGCGGCTGTAGACGCAACTTTCTTGATTGAAGTTTGTGCTGTTCCTGTTTCCATGCTTTACTCTACTACCTCTTCAAACGTTGCCTTGACTGTAAAGTTGTCGTGAAAATTCATTGTTACATCCCAAGCTCTACATACAAATTTTTTCATTGACCCGTAAGGGGATGGGGGCAAAAAGGCGAAGGCTTCTAGTGCTCCTCTTTTATCTAAAAAGTGAGCTATTGCTGTGGCTTCTTTTTCACTGCGTTTATCGAAAGATACGGATAGCTTAATCAAGTTGGAGCTTATATTTTGCTTGGTTCTTTGCTCGTATCCGTCCCCAAATTTGATCACGTCTACTTGTGGGTCTGTGGATACGTTTGCTGAATAGTCTGGAACCCAGAAAAAATGAGGGACTGTAACGTTGTTGTAGGTGGTGTATCCACCCCAATCTGGGCTTCCGACAAAGGGCGTTGCGAAACCACCTCTTAAATTATAGTAGAAACGTTTGACAATAGTTCCGTGAGAGCATATATCATTTATGGCCCAGTTTATATTGGTCCACTCTGGTATTTCATATATAGATGCCATATTCCTTTTTCCTTACTTTATTTTACACGTATAGGGCGTGAAAATATAATATTCTTGTGGATTGTCAGTGTAAATATTACAATAGGACTAAGGGAAAAGGATGGCGGTTTACTACAATTACAACAACGCAAAGGTTTTGGTTAATAATCAGCTTATTTTAGCCGATACTTTAGGCTTTTCTCTAAACACTTCTTTATCAGAGACCAATCTTTCTAACAAAAAAGGGGGATTCGACTATATTGCTGATAATGGGCTCTCCACCGATGTTACTTTAACGTACTTTTTAGTTGGCGCAGACCCACTTAGGCCTTTCGTGCTTGGAGAATCTTTTGTTCCAATAACTGCTGGCGGACTTACCCTGCAAAAGGGCTACGTACAAAGCTACTCCATCACCGCTGCGTCCCATGGGCTAGTAAAGATTTCGGCGAACATTAAGTTTTACGAGGATTTTTCTGGGTCTTTTACTCCAGAGACTATACCTAATGAAGCTAGGGATTATTTACAATTTTCAGATATGGACCTTTCCTTTGCTGGTATAAATGCTACATCCAAAATATTATCCTTGAATTACTCTCGCAACTGTGAAATGGGCCCAGTTTATAGAGCGGGAGACTTAGTGCCTTCTGAAATAAGATATGCCAAAAAGAATACATCTCTTAATTTAGATACTTATAATTTTCAAGAAGCTTTAACTTATGTGGG